TCATTCGCTCGAGGTGCTTTTGATCTCAATATGAAAGCCCCGAAGCTTTTAGAAAATCACGATATGTCAGCCTTGCGCGGCGTCGTGTCATCTCTTGCAGATATGCCCGAGGGACTTGGCTTCACCGCCACCTTCGCAAAGACGGGCGCGGCATCCGACGCTATCGAACTCGTAAAAGCAGGCGCGTACGACTCGGTAAGCGTTGGAGCCGTTCCGGTTAAGTTCAAGTACGACAAGGACGGCGTCATGGTTGTTTCCAAAGCTGACCTGATCGAGATTAGCCTTGTCGCCCAGCCCGCGTTTAAGGACGCCTTAATAACAGAAATCGCTGCATCCGAACCTGAAGATGCAACCGAACCCACCCCAACAGATTCCGAGGAGGAACCAGAAGTGGCAACACAAGAAAACCCAGTGGTTGAGGTCGAGGCTTCAATCATCCCAACACAGCCCATCTACGCAAATGCGCGACGCGAGTTCAAGCTTCCGTCAGCATCCGAGTACATCGCAACGTTTATTCGTGGCGGCCATGACTGGGCACAAATGAACGACAACATCCGCGCTGCCGCGCCCGATGTGGTTACAAGTGACATTCCCGGAATTGTCCCGACGCCAATTGTCTCGCCTATCTTTAACTCGTTTGTGGGTTCAAGGCCTTTGGTGGACGCGACATCGGTTCGCGCCATGCCTCAAGGTGGCGCAGTATTCATCAGACCTGTAGTGTCGGTCCATTCGAGCATTGGCACAGCGACCCAAAACACAACAATCACTGCATCGGCTTTTGAAGTTGATGACGTGCAAATCACCAAGACGATTCAAGGTGGATACGTTGAAATCAGCGAAGCCTCACTTGACTGGTCACAGCCAGAAGTGCTTGGCGCATTGCTAGACGACATGGCGCGTGTCTACGCAGACCGCACCGATCTTCTTGCCTGCAGTGAACTCCAGACTGGTACAACTAACAGCAACAACTTTGCCAACGCCTCAATCGCAGATCCTGCGTACTGGGTCGAGTGGATGTACACCGCAGCAGCCGACATCCTCAGCGGATCAAACGGAAACCTGCCATCCATCTTGGCTGTGTCTCCAAACGTCTGGAAGTTGATGGGATCGCTTAGCGACACCGCAGACCGTCCGTTGTTCCCACAAGTAGGACCAATGAACGCTTTCGGCTCACTAAACGCAGCAAGCACCACCGGCGCATTCGCCTTTGGTCTCCGCGTTGTGGTTGACCGCAACCTGACATCGGCTGGCATGACCATCCTTGATCCTCGCGCACTCGAGAACTGGGAGCAGCAAAAAGGGGCAATCTCAGTGGAACAGCCTTCCCAACTGTCTCGCCAAATTGCCTTCCGTGGGTACTGGGCATCGAAGCTCATTGACCCAACTCTCAGCATCAAGGCTGCCTTCGTCTGATAAAGACGATCTAGAAAGACTGCAAGACCATGGCCACCTTCAACCTCGCTTTTCACACGCGACTAGAAGACTATGCCGTCTTGCAGACTTTCGTAGATACGGACATCCAACCTCAAGACTCGGTAGTTGTAGCAGGCGCGGGGCACAACTTCAACGGCACTCACACTGTTATTTCTACCGAGCCTTATGAGTTCATTGGACTATCCGAAGAAGGCGACCTGCTCTTTGATTATCAGGTCATTATCCCTAACCAGTTTATCTACGTCAGTGCAGGCGACGATCTCGAGCGAAGCATTGCCACCGGCACAGTCACTTTCAGCCCCAGCCCGAGTTGGATTACAAGCGCGGATGTAACGAGTTGGCTGGGCATCGACGTCGCTACCGCCAATGACACCGCATTCGTCGCTGTATGCGTCGCTGCGGCTAACAGTTGGGCGTTCCGTAAGCGTAGGGAGGCGGGCTACACAGACAGCCTCTCAAGCGCTCCAGACGGGGCAGCCAAATTGGGGACGATCCAATATGCCGCCATCCAATATCGCAATCGCGGAGCCGTCGACGGCTATTCGTCCTTCGATTCCATGAACATCGGAACACCGACAATGTCTCTGGGCCAGATCATGCAGCTACTAGGCTGCGGAAGACCACAGGTCGCCTGATGGCTGCCTCGGGGATTCTCTACGAAGCGGTAACCGCTACCAAGACCGCACTGACCGCTTTAGGTCTAAAGCCCGTCACGGACCCGCGCAACGCTCGCCCGTTGTCGGTGATGATCGAACTACCAACACTCGATGCTTTTACTTACAACGTGGGCGACATTCGATTAGTAATCCGCGTTCTGGCTGGTCCGCCCGGAAACCAAGACAGCGGCGACTACTTGATGACCACTGTCGACACCATTATGAACTCACCCATAGCCATAGTTGATGGAAGACCATCTCTAGCCTCATACGGCGAACAGATGCTTCCCTGCTATGACATGACCGTTGCCGTAGCAGTACGGCGCAATTAGAAAAAGGAGCCACCGATGGCAACAACAACATTCCTATCCAACGCAACTATCAACATCACGCAAGGCGCGACGACTACCGATTTATCGGATCAGGCAAACAACGTCACCATAACAGTGGGCTACGAACCGCTTGATAGCACTAGCCTGAACGATTCTGGCCGACGCATGACACAGGGCCTTCAGAGCGTCGACGTTTCTATCGACTTTTTTCTTTCCTACGGTGCAGCCGAAGTTGAAGCCATCCTTTACTCGTGCCTTGGCACAGGAACAACAGTCCTGACAATCTCCCCATCTGGCGTCACAGAGTCTGCCAGCAATCCCGAATACGTCATCACGAATTGTATGCTCAGTTCCTTTACACCGATCAATTCGGCTGTGGGCACCCTCGCCACCGTAACCGCGCAATTCACTGCCGGTACTTGGGTCCGCGACATCATCTAATAAACAAAAAGAAAATGGAAACATGAAAATCACACTGAAAGTCACACCCAACGAAGGCGACCCCTATGAAGTTACGACTAATCTATTTGTTGTCGTTGCATGGGAACGCCGCACAAAGCGTCAGGCATCTTCGCTCGCTAATGGAATCGGCGCGGAGGATCTCGCCTTCTTTGCATACGAATCAGCTAAGCAGTCAGGCGTGGTTGTTCCAGCCGTATTTGACGACTACATCAAGCGTATCCAGACAGTGGAAGTGGTCAGTTCTGAGGCTCCAAACCCTACCGACGCGGCACTTACCGACGCTCAATAGCGGAAGTACTTGTCGCGACGGGCTACTGGGCACTGCCCGAGTTCGACGTGGACGACCTGTTTACGGTTGTCGACGTGTTGAACGAACAAGAGAAAGCGTCGAGGCGTAGAAGATGAGTGTAGGCATGAGCGTTGAAGTTGTTGGTCTAAAGAACGCCCTTGCGGAACTCAACAAGATCGACAAGAAACTTCGTCGACAGATCACTACAGACTTTAAGAAAATCGTCGACCCAGTCATTGTTGAAGCTCGACGCAACGTCCCTGACGAACCGCCCTTGTCCGGTATGGCCCGATCGTGGACTGGCAAGAGTGGCGCTGAACTTATGAACTGGCAGACAAACAAAGTCAACAAGAACCTTAAGGCTTTCACTAGCGGTAAAAAAGTTCGCGACGCACCCAAAGGCTTCAGGCAGAACCTCGCAACCTTTGGCATCAGGTGGGGAGGTCCGCAGGCTACCCTGTTTGATATGGCGCGAAAAGGCAAACTATCTGACGCGCTGCAAGCCCGCTACGGTTCGCCGTCTCGAGTGATCTGGCGAGCGTACGAAAGCCAAAGCTCGCTAGTGGACTCAGAGGTTCGAGACCTTGTTAATCGCGTCATGAAAATGACTGGCAACAACGGGAGAATCTGATGGCCATAACGATTCCAATTATTACAGAATTTGACGGGGCTGGAGTTTCTAAAGCCGTCGCCCAGTTTAAGCAACTGGAGACCAATGGACAGAAGGCGCAGTTCGCACTCAAGAAGGCTGCGGTCCCTGCCGCTGCAGCAGTGGCTGGACTAACGGTCGCGCTTGGTGACGCGGTCAAAGGTGCGATTGAAGACGCCGCCGCGCAGGACAAACTCGCTGAACAGATCAGACGTACTACTGGCGCAACGGATGCACAGATCACCGCCAATGAGGACTGGATAAGTACGCAAGGCAAGTTACTGGGCGTGACCGACGATGAGCTGAGACCGGCACTTTCGGGACTGGTCAGGGCAACGGGCAACATCACTGAAGCGCAAAAGTTGGCTTCGGCTGCCATGGATATTTCTAGTGCTAAGGGTCTCAGCCTCGAGGCAACCACAAAGGCGCTGGAAAAGGCATACGGCGGAAATATGACCGCCCTTGCGAAACTGTCTCCAGAGTTGCGCGACATGATTAAAGGCGGCGCAACGCTCGATGAGGTCATGAGTGCAATGTCTAAGACCTTTGGCGGTGCCGCGTCGGAGGCAGCCGAAACGACCGCGGGCAAGTTCAAGCGGATGAAGATTGCGCTCGACGAAACTAAAGAATCAATCGGCGCGTCACTCATGCCAGCCGTGGAAGCAGTCATTCCCTACTTGCAAAAGTTGGCGACGTGGGCACAAGACAATCCTGAGTTCTTCAAAGTCATCGCCCTCGCCCTTGCCGGTATTGCTACTGCAATTGTGGCGATCAACATTGCGATGAGCCTGAACCCAATTAGCGCAATCGCAATAGGCATCGGGCTTGTGGCAGCTGCCGCGGTGATCGCCTACAAGAAGTTTGAGACGTTCAGAACGATTGTCGACGGCGTCTTTGGCGCAGTTCGCTGGTGGATTTCCAACGTTACTATCCCACTGTTTAAGGGTCTGCTAGGTGCAGCAACCTTTGTATTCAACGCAATCGCTTCGGTATGGAATAACACCGTCGGCAGGTTGGCTTTCACAATCCCGTCTTGGGTGCCTTTGCTCGGTGGTAAAAGTTTCGCAATGCCCAAGATTGGCGGCGGCGGTGGCGACGGCGACAGCGGAGGTCTTACAAGCGCTCGAGCCTTTGAAGAATCACAAAAGCAAATAATCGCAGACAATCCAGATGTCTTTGGTCCTACTGCGCCTGTAGCAATGGCTCCCAGCAAAGTGTCAGGCACGACCGCGCCGACAGTGTTTGACAACACCTCAGGAAACGCAGGAGGCTTTGAGCAAGCAGGCATCGGTGGTATTGGGCCATTCAGCAACATCACAATCAACATGGACGCGGGGCTGGTTAGTTCACCCGCCACCGTTGGGCAGGACATCATTGATGCGATTCTTGCCGCGCAACGCGACTCGGGCGTTGTCTTTGCACCGGCGGCGACATTGTGACCGTCCCGACTTATCAGGTCCTCGTCGGATTCCAGACGACCACAGGATTCGGTCAACCGTTCCAACTAAACGACCCCGTCTACGGTCTACTCAACACTGGCACCCTCGGCGGTCTCGCATACGCAGACCTGACATCAATTGTCCTATCAGTCAACATTCGACGCGGACGCAATCGCCAACTAGACCAATTCAACGCAGGCACAGCCCAAGTCGTATTCAACAACGATTCGAGAGTTCTAGACCCGCTAAATACCGCATCGATTTACTACCCGTTCGTCTTGCCGCGCTCGCCAATCATTATTTACGCCAACGGGACGCCGATCTACACAGGCTTCGTCGAGGACTGGAACCTTGACTACCAGAACGCCAACCAAGGCAGAATGGTGGCCAGATGCGTTGACACCTTTGGAACCCTCGCCAATCAGCAACTAAACGCTTTCACCCCGTCGGCACAGACGTCAGGCTTGCGCGTAGACGCCGTCCTAGACCGTCCAGAGGTTGCCTATCAGGGCGCAAGGTCTATCGGTACAGGGTCGTCAACTCTCGGGGCTTACGCGGTCTCTCAGGACACAAACGTCCTCAACTATCTTCAACAGGTCAACACCTCCGAGCAGGGCTACCTTTTCACGGCAGCCGACGGCACCCTAACCTTCAAAGGCAGGTCGAGCGTTCTGAACCCCGTGTCAGGCGCGTCGTTCACCACCGACGGCACCGGCATTCCATACATGACCCTGATCAATGAGTTCGGGTCGGAATTACTTTATAACTACATAGTGACCCAGTCGCCCGCTGGCGCAGCGCAGACCTCATCGGACTCGGCGTCAATATCTCTTTATCAGTCCCAGAACTACAACCTGCTGCAGCTACTTAACTCAACAACCAGCGAAGTCGCCGGACTTGGCGCGTATCTTCTAGGAAAGTATCGCAATCCCGTTGTCCGTTTCACTGGCGTTTCATGCGAACTTGCATCTCTCACGTCAGCGCAATGGTCAACCATCTTCGCCATTGACCTAACTTCGATCGTGACAGTCCAGAAGGATTACTCCACCGGAACCCCGCTTACAGAATCGCAGACCTTGATCACTTCAGGAATTGAACATCGAATACTCGCAGGGTCTCATATTGTTTCGTACACTTTTGAGAGTACGGACGGCAACCAATATTTAACGCTTGACGATGCAATCTTCGGAACGCTCGACAACAATCTTTTAAGTTTCTAAAGGAGACACAACATGGCAACACCACCAGTATTCACATCGGGCGCAATTCTGACCGCAGCGCAAATGAACTCGATTGGGTTGTGGCGTATCAGCAGCGGAACACAAGCATTGACAACTACGCCCACAGCCTTTACAAGTTTATTTACTGGTTCTGATTACGCAAATTATCGGCTAATAATTAAAACCACCGCATCGTCTGGCGGTAACAAACTGCTTTTTCGTTTTTTAGCAAGTACGACACCATCAATTCTTTCGTATTGGGGCAATGGAATAGGTGCAAGTGACTCAGCATCTACGACAGTTTATTTTGAGAGGTCAACCAATGCTTCGGCGTTGTCACTTGGGCCATCCGTAGGCAGCACTTCCAGAGTGGCAATCTTGGACATTATCGGGCCAAATGTCGCTAAACAAACTTTATACACTGGTTCTTACACTGACATTAGCAACTACTCGGCTTTTTCTATTGGTGGCGCGCATGACGTTGCTACAGCGTATGACGGCTTCGATATTGGCACGAACACAGGCACTCAAACTATCGAGTGGGAACTTTACGGATACAACAACTAATGCGTAAAAGCCTAATTCTATTGGTGATTTGTGCATCACTGACCGCTTGCGCAGACCGTGAACGCCTCAACTGCCCACCAACAAAAAACAAAGCATTACGCGGCGTAACCGAAACAATCACCCCAACAACACCAGCCCCCGCATACGGGACAGGCGGAAAGTGCGTATGAAAATGAGACCACGTCACACCAACGAAGAAATCAAAGCACGACTGATCTTGCTAGTTGGCATCGCCATATCGGTTGCCTTCGTCGGGACGGTCTTCAGTCTGCT